CAAGGACCGCACCGCGCAGATCAACCTCGTCGGCGGCTCCGGCGCCTCCGCGCTCGCGGACGCTCTCCAGGTGCGGGGCATGCCCGCCAGGATCGTGCACATCATGACGACGCGCGAGTATCTCGAGTCGTGCTCGCTGTTCTTCGAGGGTTTGCGCGACGGCCGGATCACGCACCCGGTGGGCGATCCGCAGGATGCGCTCAACTCGGCTGTGGCCGTGTGTGACAGGAAGATTCGCGCCCGCGATGGCGCGTGGGGATGGGAAGCAAGCGTCCCCGATGGAGACGAAACTCCGCTGGAGGCCGCCTCGGCGGCCGTCCTGGCGGCTAAGACAACCCGGCGCCGTCCGGGCAAGAAAGCGAGGGCACTGTGAGCGCCAAGAAGTTCATGCTGGCCACCCCGGTGTCGTTCTCGGCTCCGGCAGTGCCGGGGCTGACGCCCGCAGAGCAGGCCGCGCTCGCTCAGCTCGTCGAGCTGTGGCGCGTCAAGCAGCCGCGCAACCGGCTGCGCCAGGCGTACCTCGACGGCATCGTCCGCCCCGACAACCTGAACATCTCGGTGCCCGACGACATGGTCGACCAGCTCGGCGCCGTCATCGGATGGCCCCGCAAAGTCGTGTTCGGCCTGTCGGACCTGCTGATCTGGGACGGCGTCACTGCGGCGAACGGACAGGACAACCCGTTCGAGATCGACGATCTACTCGCCGCGACCAGCTTCGAGCTTGAGATCGCGCAGACGATCCCGTCCTCGCTCACGCACTCGGTCGCCTTCCTGACGCTGCGCAAGGGCGTCAAGGCTGCGGGCGAGCCGCCCGTCATCATTCAGGGCCACTCGGCCGACTGGGCTGCGGGACTGTGGGACCGCGTGCGACGTCGCCTGTCCTACGGCCTGACGATCGACGACATCGATGATGCCGGCCGGCCTACGCGTTTCACCCTGTACACGGTTGACTCAACCTACGTCGTCGAGCAGAACACGGCGTCGGCGTGGACGATCGTGCATGCCGAGCTGCATGGCATGGGCGCGGCGATGATGGAGGCGTTGCCGTTTGAGCCGTCTCTCGACCGTCCGCTCGGGCGATCGCGGATCTCGCGCGACGTCATGAGCATCACTCAGCGCGCGATGCGCACGGTTCTGCGTGAAGAGCTGGCGACGGAGCTGTTCACAGCTCCGGGCATTCTCCTGTCGGGTGTGGATTCGGACTTGATTGATGATCTGCGTTCGTGGGATTGGAAGCTGGGCACGATCAAGACGATCTCGTCGGGTGAGGAGCCGGAAGGCCCGAAGGTGACGGTTCTGCCTCAGCAGTCGGCGCAGCCGTTCACGGAGCAGATGCGCGCGCTGGCGACCGAGCTGTCAGGAGTCTCGTCGCTTCCGGTTTCGTCGCTCGGCGTCATTCAGGACAATCCCTCGTCGGCTGAGGCGTTGTATGCGGCGAAGGAGGAGCTGGTTATCAAGGCGAAGAACACGCAGAGAGTGTTCGACGCGGCACTGGGGCGCGTGTATGCGCACGCGGTGATGATGCGCGACGGCCTCGATGAGATGACGCCGGAGCTGCGGTCTCTGGCGACGCGCTGGGGCGACCCGGCGCACCCGTCGATTGTCTCGCAGTCGGATGCGATCGTGAAGCAGATCAGCGCGATGCCATGGCTCGCACAGTCCTCGGTCGTTCTGGAAGAGCTGGGCTATTCGGGTTCGCAAATCGCGCGCCTGATGTCGGACAAGCGCCGCGCCGAGGCGTCCGGCCTCTTGGATCGCCTATCGACGCAGGAGACCGCAGCCGAGGCCGCGCCCGCAGCGGCGGGCGGGCTTGAGCATGCGAAGGAAGCATTCGACGCGCTCGGCGTTGCCGTGCGTGCGGGCGTTGATCCGCAGAGCGCTCTCGACGTGCTCGGCATGCCAGGGGTCAAGCTGACGGGCGCTGTGCCCGTGTCGCTGCGACTGCCGGAAGCAGCGACGTCGACGCTCGAAGAGAAGTAGAGATCGGAGGGGCAGCGTGCATATCCAGGACGTGCAGCAGCTCGCGCGGACGCAGACCCGCGCGGGCGACGTCGCTGAACGCCGGATAAAGGCACTGTGGAAGAAGCTCCCCGTCGACGACCTCGGGACGCTTGAGGACGCGCTGTATCAGCTGTATCCGCGCCTCGTCGAAGAATCCGCTGAGGTCGCCGCGTCGGCGGCGCTCGAGTGGTACGAGAAGCAGCGCGAGCTCGGGGGAGTTGCGAGGGCGTATTCGCCGACGATGCCGACGACCCTCGTTGATGAGAACGAAGCGGCGAAGATCGTCGGAGCGGCGCTCAGGGATCTGCGTGAGGGTGCGGGCCGCGCGAGGGTGCTCGCGCGCCTAAGTGACGGCGCTCGCAAGCTGATCTCTGACGCCGGCCGGGCGACCACGCAGCATGCGGCCGAGCGCGACCCGAACAAGCCTCGATACGCTCGAGTGCCCACCGGAGCGGAGACGTGCGCCTGGTGCATGCTGTGGGCCTCTCGGGGCTTCGTCTACAAGAGCGAGGAAACCGCACAGTTCAAGAAGTCGCACTTCAAGTGCGACTGCCAGATTGTCCCCTCGTGGGACCGTCACCCGCACATTCGGGGCTACAACCCCAAGCAGTACGAGCGAATGTACCAGCAGGCGGTCGACGACCTCGCTGATGAAGGCACAGGCACAGACGACATCAAGAAGATCACCGCGCGTATGCGCGAGCTGTTCCCCGACCAGCTCACCGACGGGCGCGCTCCCCAACGGGTCTCCAACGACGGTACTCTCCAACGTAGCGTGATTGACCGAGACCGGAGCCGGGCGCTCGCCACTCTCCGGGAGCGTGGCCTCACGCCAGGAGTTACGCGGAGACTCCCGCCGCGCGAGATGACGCAAGCCCCGAAGGACTGGCCAGATGGTCTGCCGCCACTGCGCGCGAAAGAGTGGCGGCACACCCTCTACGGGCTAGGCCATTCAGGCGGGCACCTATCGGGGTATGGGTGGCGGTTCGGGAGGACCGAATTTCCAGCTGATTGGACGGCCGACGACATTTTGCAGGCGGGTGCTCAAGTGCTGCGCGAACAGGGAGTCCGAGAGGGCGTCAACGTCGCGTCTGCCACTGGGCGAGTCAACGGGGTCACAATTCGCGTCGCGTATCGAAACGACGCGAAAGGATATCGCGTAAAGACAATCGTTCCGCTTGAAAGGTAGGTACAATACGCCTATGGACACCGACGCGGTATCACAGTTCGTGCGCGATGCTATCGCCGCGCTAGATGCGCTGGCCGCCCGCGACGAAGCAGAGTATCTGCGCACGATGCTCGAATGCGACGGCCCGGACGTCGATGGAGTGGTCTCTTCGCTCGTCAAGTACGGTGCCGTCACTGGTGCCTGGGTTGATCGGCTTGCAGCGATCAACGAGGCAGAGGGTGGCCTCTTCGATGAGGAGCTCTCAGAACTACGCGAGGGCATCTCCACAACCGAGGCCCCAGCAGCGTAACCCAACACCACCAATCTCCCCCGTACCGAACGCGGTGCGGGGTTTTATTATGCCCGCTTCCGCAAAGGCAGCGGGAACCACGCTCTCCGCAATGGAAGGAAAACCAATGGACAACACCAACGAGCAGGAGGCCACGGACGGCGCGCAGGCACCGGCCGAAACCTCCCCCACCACCGATACGACCGTCCAGGACACCGGCCACGTCGACGCCAGCGAAGCCTCGCAGGAGAAACAGCAGGCAGACCCCGCCGAGGATTGGAAGGCACACGCCCGCACGTGGGAGCGCCGCGCAAAGGCCGACCACAAGCAGCTCGAAGCGCTCACGGAAGCGATCAACGGCAAGGACACCACCATCGAGGAACTGCGCTCGCAGGTCGCATCCCTCGAAGCACAGGCGCACCGAACGCAGCTGATCGCAGCCGCCGCCTCCGAGTACGGCGTCCCCGCCGACCTCATCCACGGCGACACCGAGGACGAGATCAAGGAGATCGCGAAGCGACTCGCCGACTGGCGAGGCACCACGGCCGCGCCGGCCGTGCCCGCGCTCGCGGACTCGGGTGCTGGTGTTTTCCCGCCTCGCACGTCGTCCCTGTCTCTTGATGAGCAGATCGCGGCGGCTCAGAGCGCTGGCGACTTCAAGTTGTCGGCGCGCCTCAAGGCGGTCAAGCTCGCGAGTCTGACCGCCGACACCACCATCTGACAAACATCCCCTTCTCTTGACAGGAGATTCCATATGGCTGGCATCACTGAAATGGCCACCACCTACAACTGCCCGAACTACGTCGGCGAGCTCTTCGCCGCTTCCCCGGAGGACACGCCCCTGCTGTCCTCGATTGGCGGTCTGACTGGCGGCGAGTCCGTCGAGTCGACGACCTTCGGCTGGCAGGTCACGGACCTGCGAGACGCTGCAGACAACCGTCAGCGCGTCGAGGGGGCGGACGCGACCGCATTCGAGACCCGCACGCGCACCAACGTCGAGAACGTCCTGGAGATCCACCAGGAAGCCGTCTCCGTGTCGTACACGAAGATGGGCGCGCGCCGCCAGTACGGCCCGACTGGCACGGCCGTGCAGCTTGGTTCGACCACGCTGCCCGCCGATGAGCTCGCCGAGCAGCTGCAGGCACAGATCAAGCAGATCGCCCGCGACGTCGAAAAAACGTTCATCACCGGCACCTTCGCCAAGCCGACCACGAACGCGCAGCCCCGCAAGACGCGCGGCCTACTGCAGGCCATCGCGACCAACGTCGCGACGACCACGCACAAGGCCAGCGAGCTGACCGCGAACGATGTCCTCGACCTGATCCAGAAGGTCTGGGAAAACGGTGGGGTCCAGGAGACCGAGACCCGCACGATCATCGTCAACGCCTCACTCAAGCGAGCCCTCACCCGACTGTTCATCAAGGACGGATACAAGCAGGAGGACCGCAACGTCGGCGGCGTCAACCTCAAGATGCTGGAGACCGACTTCGGCAGCTTCAACATCATGCTCAACCGCTACATGCCGGCGACGAAGCTCGCGGCCGTCTCCCTCGAGCAGCTCGCCCCCGCGTTCCTCGAGGTGCCCGGCAAGGGTAACTTTTTCGCTGAGCCGCTCGCCAAGAGCGGTGCCTCGGAGAAGGTGATGCTGTACGGCGAGATCGGCCTCCGGTACGGCAACGAGAAGGCGCATGGCGTCCTGACCGTGGCGGAGGGGTGAGGCGCCGTGGCGAAGAAGAAGATCGAAATGGTGCAGCTGCGCTGCGACGCGATCCCGGCCCTGCTCATCACGACCCCGCACGTTCAGTTTGAGGACGGCCTCGCAACTGTCCCGGCCGCTGACGCCGAGATCATCCTCGACATCCTCGGCGACGACTTCGGGATCACCGGCCCGCACGACGCCGAGCCGCCCGAGACTGACCCGGAAACCGAAGGATCCGCCTCCACCTCAACGGAGGCGGATCCCACCGACTAGCAGCTAGGAGGCCACACATGGCACCGCCCGATCCGCTAGAAGTCACGATCGCAGCCTTCCGAGAGCGATACGGCCAGGCCGAGGAAAGCTCTGTTGGCCAGCAGACCGTCGAGGCAGCGCTCGCACGAGCGGCGCGCATCGTCCGCGACGAGCTCGCAGCCGACAAGATCAACCTCGCCGCCGCGCTCACGGATGGCAGTATCCGCCGTGACTCGTATGAGGACGTTGTGTGCGACATGGTGCGGTACTCGATCCGGCAGCAGGCGGAAGGGTTTGCGTATGGCGCGACGCAGTCCACGGTGACGGGCGGACCCTATTCGCAGTCCTCGACGTTCTCCACTCCGGTGGGGTCGATGAGTTTCACGAGGGTCCACCGTCGCCGACTCGGCGTCCGGCCCGGCCGCTTCGCGACTGTACACACGATCGGGAGGACCTCATGATCCGGGGCGTGCAGGTAGCCGTGATCGCGCCTCGGGATGCCGGGCCGGACGAGCTGGGGAACCAGAACCGCACCTGGGGGCGTCCCACGCCCGTGGGCAACGTGCTGGTCTCCCCGGCCTCATCGCAGGACCTGGCTGCATCTCGCCCAGACGGTGACGCTACTGTCATGGTCTTTCACTTCCCGAAGACCTACACCGGCCCCCTACGGGGGTGTCGCATCCAGTGGAACGGCGCTGACTATGAGGTGATGGGGAACCCGCAGGCCTACATGGATCATGCGACCCCCACCCTGTGGGACAGGCCGGTCCAAGCTCGGCTCGTGGAGGGGTGAGGCATGAAGCTCGAGATCAACAACGAAGCGCTTCGCGATCTTGCGACACCTCTGGTCGAAGCATCCACCAAACGGATCACCGAAGCAGCGGGCGCCGGATTCGAAGCGTCGGTGCAGCAAGGCAAGACCAGGCCGCATGGCGTGGTCAAGGCCGTCACGGCGAAAGGCCGGATCCGCAACGCCCGATCGAACGTCCTACTCAAGGCAATGGGGGCAGGTCGAATATGACGTCAATCGGGAAACTCATCGCCTACTTGACGTCCGCTGGCCTGGGGGTGCATGTCTCGGGCCAGGTGCCAGCACAGCGCCCACCACAGTTCATCACCGTCGAGCGCGTTGGAGGCGAGCGCACACACCTGTGGGACCACCCACTGTTCGCGGTACAGGTGTGGGCACAAACCCAGGCTGATGCTGTGGCGCTCGCGGATCACGTAGCGGCTCTGATCATGAATTGGCAGATGCAGCCCTACGTCGCGTCCGCTGACGTGCAGTCGGTGTACGCCTTCCCTGACCCGGATTCCCGGGTTCCTCGTTATCAACTGACGGTGAGTGCCACCCTGGCGCTCACCTGAATCATTTCTCTTGACAGGAGAGTCATATGGCAGAGCATAATTCCGCTCTCATTACTGCGGCTAAGCCGCAGAAAGGCGGCGCATTCTTCGCCGCCACGCTGGGTACCGAGCTTCCTGCTGATGCGACGACAGCTCTCAGCGCTGCGTTCGTGAAGCTGGGTTACCTTTCGGAGGATGGTTTCGAGAATCCGATCGATACCGAGTCCAGCGACATGAAGGCGTTTGGGGGCGACGTCGTCCTCACGCAGCAGACCGGCTACAAGGAGACGTTCAAGACGAAGCTCCTGCAGGCGCTCGACCCTGACGTCCTGCGCGAGGTCTTCGGGCAGGAAAACGTCGAGCAGCAGGGCGGCGCGGACAAGCCGATCAGCGTTCGCCACAACTCGAAAATCCTGCCCCGTCGCGTATTCGTTTTCGAGGTCCTCCTCACGGGGGGCCTCATCAAGCGAATCGTGATCCCAGAGGGCCAGATCACCGGGCGCGGGTCGACCGTGTACAAGGACGGCGAAGCTGTGGGCTACGAGGTGACGATCGCCGCGTACCCGTCCGCGAAGCTCGAGGGTGACTGCGCCCGCGAGTACATCGCGAAGGCTGCGGGCTGATCGACCCGAAATCGTGGAAGAGGGGCGGAGCCTGCCTGACCACCATCCCGGGGCGCAGGCAGGGTCGCGCCCCGCCCCTCTTCCATACCAACTCTCATAGGCGCGACACATACTCACACATAGAAAGGTTGAGCGCGATGACTTTTTACAATCAGATGGTGCCCGGTAACCACGAAGACGTCGAGGTCGAGTGGCACGGTGGCCCTCGTGAGCAGGGCGGATACCCTGTCGCTCGTCCGGCTGACGGCTCACTTGCGGCAGTGAACGAGGCGCTCGGACGATACGAGCGCGCCGTTGAAGCTGCTGGCGACGGCGTCTCGAACATGCCGCAGCAGGAGACCGTTGAGGCGCATAACGGAACGGTCCGCACTGACATGCTGCGCGCGATCACGGTTGCGGGTGTGCAGATCACGGTCGACCCGACCGTGTTTGATGACTTCGAGCTGCTCGAGTCGCTCGCTGAGATTCAGCGCGGCGACATTCTCGCTCTGCCGACCGTTTTCCGCGCGGTCGTGAGCGATCAGGCGCAGGTACTGCTCGACGCTGTCAGGGATGAGCGCGGCCGAGTCACGGCGACCGCCGCGACTGAGATGCTCGTGCAGATCATGAGCGAGCTGGCCCCAAAAGCCTGACGCTCGCCGCGCTCCTGGTGCACGCGCCCGATGAGCTGGAGGCGGACTTCCTCAGGTTCTTCGGGCGCGGCCCGCGCCAGATGCCAGCGCGCCAGGCCGCGCGTCTCGCATCCGTTGTCATCAGGCAGACAGAATCTTGGACGCTGCGTGCAATCGACCGCGAGTGGCAGTGGAGATCCATCGATACGCACCTCGCTGCGATTCAGGCCGACTCGCTGCGCTGGCTCCAGTGGGCAAAGACAGAGAATGCGCAGAAGGGCCGGGGCATGCCGCCGCCGATCCCGCGCCCGGGCACGCGAGTCGAGATCGACACTATGCCCGACACGGATTGGATCGACGCACAGCTGTCCGCAGCTCGAGTGTCAGTTGAAACCTAAATAAGGAGAGGACATGGCCGAAGGCACATCCTTGGGTACAGCCTGGATTGACGTCGTCCCGAGCTTCAGGGGATTGAAGCGCACGATCGCCGAAGAGTTCGGGTCCAGCGACGTCACCGGAGCGCTGACAGGCGCGACGGAGTCCTGGGGCTCAAAGATCGGCCAGTCGCTCTCGAAGCACATCGGCGGTGCCCTCTCATCAATCGGCAAGCTCGGCCTGGGCGGCGTCTCGGCAGCGGTCGGCGGGGTCACCGCAGCCCTGACGGCGCAGATCCCCGCGGCGATTGCCGCATCCGACGCCACCGATAAGTTCCGCGCAACTCTCGAATTCGCGGGGGTCGACCCGTCGCGGATCAAGCAGCTGACCGCCGCCGCGCAGACGTACGCCGACCAGACCGTGTACGACCTGTCCGACATTCAGTCGGTGACGGCGCAGCTCGCCGCGAACGGCGTCAAAGACTTCGACAAGATGGCCGAAGCGGCAGGCAACGTCAACGCGATCGCGGGCGGCACGAAGGAGACTTTCAAGCAGGTCGCGCTCGCCCTCGTGCAGATCAACGGCGCGGGCAAGCTCACGACGCAGGACTGGAACCAGATTGCCGCAGCGATACCCGGCGCCTCGGGCAAGATCCAGGAGGCGCTCAAGAAAAACTCGGCGTTCACCGGGAACTTCAGGGACGCGATGAGCCAGGGGCAGATCACGGCCGAGGAGTTCAACCAGGCCCTGATGGACCTGGGGTTCACCGATGTCGCCGAGCAAGCCGCCAAGTCCGCTTCAACGTTCGAGGGCGCGTGGGGCAACCTCGAGGCGGCCGTTGAAAAGGACCTCGTCGCTTCCCTTGCCAAGGTTAAGGAACCGCTGACGGACATCGTCAACGCAGTCGGCGAACAGGTCGGCCCGGCATTCGACAACGCGGGCAAGTACGTCGACATCTTCGCTGGCAAGCTCCGTCCCTTCGCTGACGCCATGAAGGACGGAAAGCTCACCCTCGAGGACATCGCCAAAGCACTGGGCACAGCAGTCGGAGGGTTCGCGGCGCTCGCGGGCGCTGGGACGTTACTGGCGGACCCATCGATGGTCGCGGGGTTTTTCGATGCGTTGCCGTCGCCGTCTGTCCTCGTCGAGAAGCTCGCGGGGCTTGGCGGAGTGGTCAAGGAGAGAGCGGGGAGGTTCATCGGCCCGGTGTTGGAGTCGTTCGGGTCGATTGGCCCGAAGATGGGCGAGGCGCTGTCGTCGGCGGCGGGTCCGCTGGGATCAGCGGCTGAGGGGCTGCTCAGTCGGGTCGGGATGTTCTTGAACCCGGCTCGCTTCGGGAAGGTGCTCGCGTTCGGGGGGATCATCACGGCGGCGGTCGCCGGCCTCGGTGCTCTGGTGCAAGCGTCTGGCGGTGAGCTGACGACGCAGATCCAGACGATGATCTCGGACGTGATCCTCAGCGTCTCGAAGTACGGGTCGGAGCTGGTGTCGAACGCCCCGCAGCTGATCGCGTCTGGCGCTGAGGCCGTCAAGACGCTGGTCATGGGCATCACGACGGCGCTGCCGGTCCTGCTGAACATGGCGGGCCAGATCATCGAGTCATTCGTCGGCTCGTTTGCTGATTGGCTTCCGCAGCTGATCCCAGCTGCAGCGCAGATGATCGTGGCCTTGGTCCGGGGCCTGGTTGCCATGCTTCCACAGCTGGTAAGCGCCGGCGTCGACCTGATCAACGGTCTGACGGCCGGTCTGACGGCAGCGATCCCGGTGCTTCTCGAAGCGCTGCCGGGAATCATCTCGTCGCTCTTGGATGCGCTCACAACTGCGGTCCCACAGCTGATTCAGGCGGGCGCGGGGCTGCTGATGGGCCTGATCAATGGTCTGGTGCAGGCGATCCCGACGCTGGCGTCGGCGCTCCCGCAGATCGTGACGACCGTCGTGACGACCATCGTGCAGGCGCTGCCGCAGCTGATTCAGGCGGGCGTGCAGGTGCTGCAGGCGCTCATCAGTGGTCTGCAGACGGCGCTTCCGGCCCTGGTCGAGATGCTGCCGCAGATCCTCACGACAGTCGTGACGACGATCGTCGAGAATCTGCCGCTGATCATCGAGGCTGGAATCACGCTGCTGACGACGCTGATCAACGGCATACTCGAAGCGCTCCCGCAGCTCATCGACATGCTCCCGCAGATCATCAACACGATCGTCACAACGCTGATCACAAACCTGCCGATGATCATCAGCGCGGGCGTGCAGCTCCTGATAGGCCTCATCAACGGGATCGTGCAGGCGATCCCGCAGCTGATCGAGATGCTGCCGCAGATCATCACGACGATCATCACGGTCCTAGTGCAGAATATCCCGCTGATCCTCAACGTCGGCGTGCAGATCCTGACGGGTCTGATCGACGGCATCGTGCAGTCCCTGCCGGCACTCAAGAGCATCATCTGGGACGTCCCACAGCAGATCATGAGCGTCCTGTCCAGTGTGCCCTCAATGATGGTCTCGTCAGGCAAGAAGATCATTCAGGGCCTGATCGACGGTATTAAGTCGATGGCGGGCGCGGCGGTAAGCGCGGTCTCGGACGTGCTCAGCGGCGTCCGGAAGTACTTGCCGTTTTCACCGGCGAAGAAGGGGCCGTTCTCTGGGAAGGGGTGGACGCTCTACTCTGGCCAGTCGATCGTTGAGGCGCTCGCTCAGGGCGCGATGGATCGGGCGCCGATGTTTGAGGCTGCGATCAGGGACACGATCGCGGCCGGGCAGGCCCAGCTCGCGTCTCTGGAGTCTGGCGCGTTGAGTGTGACGGATGGGTTAGGCGTGGTCTCGGGTGCGGCGCGGCAGGAGTCGCTGCCGTCGTATCTAGTCGTGCGCGACAGTGACGACAAGCTGGTCGGGCGCATGCGCGTCGAGGCATCGGGGGTTGTCTCGTCGAGCCTGGCTCCGGCGTCGCGCGGCGCGATGCGTAGTCTCATCGGGTTCTAAAGAGGGGGAGGAAACAGTGGTGATTCAATGGTCGGCGTCATCGGGCTACATGTCGGTTGGTATCGAGATGTGGTGGACGGGGGATCCCGCGTCGGGGAGCGTGCAGGTCCATGCCCAGTTTTGGCTGCGCTCGGACGGGTACGGGCATCAGTACACGGCGCCAACCCAGTGGTGGGGAGCACTCGGCTCCGGGTCGGAGACGGTGTCGTTCTCCTCGCCGCGCGGCGGCACCGTGTACAAGGACATGGGCACGTCGCACTGGACCGAGACCCTGCAGCCCAACCAGGAGCGGTCGATCTACGCTGGTTACTCTCTCGGTCCCATCTGGAACGGCGGGCGCCCGTCGGTTCAGGCGTGGCTCACCCTCCCGGCCCGCCCTGCGAAGCCTCCGACAGCGCCGTCCTACTGCAAGGCGGTCCTCCAGCCGGATGGGAAGTCGGTGTCGGTGTCGTGGCCTGCCGCGACGCCAGCGGATTCGTCCTCTCCGATCCGCTCCTACGTGATCGAGCGTTGGGACGCCTACGCTGATAACCAGTCAGGCCCGTGGCTACCTCGCGAGTGGCATGTCGTGACATGGGTGAACGTCGAGGGAAGCACCGCCCCGTCATTCAACGTGATCGACGACCGCGCGGTGTACCCGAACGACAGGTTCTGGTACAGGGTCTACGCTTCCCCGGTCATCCCAACGCGTGTGCGGGACGTGTCCGATTTCGTGCCGGGGCCGGCATCCCCGATGTCGGCGGGCGTATCGACCCGTCCCAATCCGGTAACGGAGCTGACGGCGTCCAAGACCCGGGACGGGAAGATCAGGATATCGTGGACGACGAGCTTCCCGTACCCACAAGACGTCGCTGTCGAGATCTACGACGGCGACGACAAGGTCGGCACAGTGCGAGCCGACGCGGACGGCTGGGTCCACACAAACGCCGATCTCCAAGTACCACACACGTATTACGCATACGTCAAGACCGACGCGCTCGAGTCGAAGCGGTCGGCACCATCGAACACGATCCAGGTCCTCCAGAAGCCAGGCATCCCGGGAGTCCGTAAGCCTGGCGCGTACGCGCCAGTTGGGCAGGTCCTGGTCGCGTGGTCTCACACGTCGATCGATGAGACCTGGCAGGAAGCAGCGGAGATCCGCTACGCGCGGGTCACCAGCGAGGTAGGAAACACGCCATCGTGGACAACTGTGAGCGTTTCAGGGGCTGTGCAGGAAAAGACTCTGGATCTTCCGGCTGGGGTCTACACCTACCAGATACGGACGAAGGGGCAGTTCCGGGAGTACTCGGAGTGGTCGCCGGCCAGGCGAACGACGGTCACCTATGCGCCGGTGGTCGCGCTCGCACCCAACGCGAACACACTGGACAAGTCGGTGTTCGAGGGCGCGATCTCGGTGTCACACGTACAAGGCTCGTCGACGACGATCAGCACTGTCGTCGCAGAGCTCCTCAGCGCCGACCTGCAGCTCATCGAGCAAATTGCAGGCGACACGAGCGTCATCAACGTTTCCCCATCGTTCTCCCACGCGGCCCTGGTATTCAAGGCTCGCCTCGAGAACAAGACTGCGTACGTGATCCGCATCGCCCTCACGGATGGTTTCGGACTCACGACCAGCGTGGAGCGCCGGTACAACGTCGAGTACCCAACGCCGCCGCAACCGATAGTCACGGCCGAATGGGAGGAAACAGAGGGAGACATGCTCATCTCCATAGCCTCGCCGGCGATCCCGGCCGGAGCCAAGACCCCGGCCACCGTCGAGACGCGCCTCGAGCGCTCAATCGACGGCGGATCCACGTGGACACTCGTTGCTGATCGCCTGCCGCCGTCCACGATGTACCGAGACAGGGAATGCCTGACAAATGGCACAACCAAGTACAGGGTGACCGCGACCAGCGCCATGCCGTCATCGTCCGTGACGATCGTCGACGCGCTCGCGGACTCTCAGGCGGTGTGGCTGAGTGCGGGGCAGGGGTTCTCGCGCCTAGCTCGCCTCGCGTGGGATCCAGCAACCGGAGAGTCGATGGGCCTGGTGAACCGGGAGGTCAAGCACTTCGCGGGAAGGGATCTTGGCGTGGAGATGTCGGGAACGCAGCGGCAGCGTGTGGTGACAGTCTCGGCGACGCTGGTCGACGCTTCGGAGAGAGAACGTCGGGCGGTGGAGGACCTGGCGTTCATGCCAGCGCCGTTCATGTGCCGCGATCCCTTAGGGAGAGTGTTCTACGGGTCGCTCTCGGATGTCCAACTCGATCGAGAGGTCGGGGGCATCTGGCGGGTGTCAGCGAAATTGACGGAGGTGGGAGTGTGAGTGGCCTGACGGGTGACAGGCAAGCAGAGTTTCAGGTGATGCTGACCAATCTTCGGGGCGAAGATCTTGGCGTGCTTGACGGCGTCGAGTACGGGTCGGTGACGCTGTCGTCCACCAGTCGTCTGCGCGCATCGGGGTCTCTTCGCGTCGTGGATATGGGGCAGGAGATCGATTGGTTCAACATGCATGCTCGTGTCGATTACGTCCCGGAGGGGATGGAGGGCTGGCCGGTGGGGACGTTCATCATGAGTGCCCCGAGCAGGGAAGTCGACGAGCATCGAGTGGTCAGCGGCATCGAGCTGCAGGGGTTGCTGGCTTACGCGGATAGGGCTGTCCTCAAGCAGGTCACGCATCATGCCGGGGGAGGTGCCCAGTCCCTTCTTGGTCCCCTGTTCAGGTCGTTCCAGCGTGTGCCGGCCGCGATCGAGCTTCCCAATTTCGCGCTCAAGGAGAGCGTGTACGACGTGGGCACATCGGTGCTCACCGTCATCAACGACGTGCTGAACGCGGGTGGATACTCGGCGCTCTCCACTGACGGGCGCGGAACCATACTCGTCAACAAGTACATCCGGCCATCCAAGCGCCCCGTCAGCTACAGATTCGTTGAGGGGAGCAAGGCGATCCACTCGGCATCGTGGACGATCGATAGAGACATCTTCGCAGTGCCGAACGTCGTGATCTGCGTCGGGGCGGGAGGAACCGGAAGCCGGCAGATGGTCGGCGAGACCCCTCCGCCCCTGGTCGGCAGAGCCGAGAACCGCGATCCAAAGGACCCGTTCTCGATCCCGAACCGAGGGGAGGTCGCGCACGTCGAAACCGGCGTGCAGGCAGCGTCGCAGGAGATCATCGATGAGATCGCGCGCCGGATCCTCGCGGAACGATCAGCGCCCGCCGCGTCCCTGGTCATCGAGCACATGCCAGTCCCGATCTCGCCCGGAGACGTCGTCGAGTTCGTCTCGCAGGGCACGCGCATGCGCTGCGTCATCCAACAGATGGGGTACAAGCTCTCCCCAACAGCCCTGGTGAAAACCACGATGAAGGAGGTCCGAGAATGAGCGACGGCATCGAGTACCTCACGCAGGTCGTGGCAGACCTACGAGCCCATCTGGACGCGCAACCCACCTACAGGTGGGGCACCGTGAGAACGACACAAGTGGCGAATAAGGACGGCTTTGTCCCCCGCTTCGAAGCGCGCCTGGACGGCATGGGCGACACTCCCTACTACGTGGACGACAGCCTACTCACAACGCGGGTAGCCCCCGGAGACCGGGTGCTCGTCCAAATCCACCAAGGGTCCATGGTCGCGCTCGCCCACACTCGCTCAACCATCGACGCCTACGTCGAGCCCGGCGGAGCCGCCGCCGGCCGTCAGGGGCCGCAGGGACCCCGCGGCGAACCCGGCCCACAGGGGCCGAAGGGCGACCCCGGCAAACAGGGGCCACCAGGACCAAAGGGAGACCAGGGTGAAGCGGGCCCTCGCGGAGAGAAGGGGGACCCCGGTGAAGCGATCACCGTCGTCACTCCTGCCGGCGTTATCTCGGCCTACGCGGGTACGACCGCGCCCTCCGGATGGCTCATGTGCGACGGGAAACAGTACGACCGAAAGACATACCCGGCGCTCGCGGCCGTGTTCGGGAACTCGTTCACGTTCCGGGTGCCCGACCTGCGTGGACGCTTCGTCCTCGGGGTCGACCAGACGCGAGCGCTGTCAACAACGGGCGGCGAGGTCTCACACACGATCACCACCGAGGAGATGCCGGCGCACAAGCACAACGTTGTCGGGCACGGAGGGACGTGGCCTGACGGTGTTGGAATCTACCGATCGAATGTAGGAGGTGGAAGCGGCTGGCAGACCATATCCAACTGGGAATCCTCCGCCCTCAGCTGGCTTGAGACCGATGTTGTCGGAGGATCCAAGCCGCTTTCGCTGATGCCGCCGTACGCGGCGCTCAACTACATCATCAAGACCTGACGGGCCTCCCGCAGACCCACCCAGCCCCGACCACCAACCCAGGTGGCCGGGGCTTCCTACACCACGAAAGGAACACTCTCATGACACCAGAACTTCAGGCAATGCCTGAAACCGCGGCGCAGGAGGCCCAGCTGCTGGGCATCCTCACCGAACGAAACGCCGACCAAAATGAAGGGGGCCAGGCGTGAGCACATCTATCAACGATCCCCGCATCGTCACAGCCGTCGACACCGCACTGCGAGCCATGCTCGGCGAGGTCGGCCACGTAGGCGGCGACAAATACTGGGATGCAGTCGGCAAGTCCGACTTCCGTGGCTACGCCTGGTGCGGGGCCTTCCAGGTCTGGGGCTTCCTGCAGGCCGGCGTCAACCTCATGAACGCTGCCTGGTGGTACTACGTCCCGTACATCAAGAACTTCGCGCAGAACATCGGCGCGTGGTGCAACGAGCCCGGCTACGGGCGACAGGCGATCTACGAGTGGCACGGCGATGGCATCGCCGACCACGTCGGCGCTTCCCGGCCCGATCCCAACTCGGAGCTGTTCCGTGCCGTTGAGGGGAACACCTCGATGGGTGGCTCGCAGGACAACGGCAACGGAGTCCTCGTCAAGTACAGGTACGACGAGGACATCCTCGGCTGGGTCGACATGCACAAGGTGCTCGCCTGGATGATCGACAACGGCCGCTGGGACGGCGGAACCGCAGCGCCCGCACAGTCCGGACCGACCGACATCACCGAGCTCCAGCGCGCCGTCGGCGCAGACCCCGACAACGTCCTCGGCCCTGATACCCGACAGCGTATCCTCGCCGTCGCAGCCGCATCCACCTGGGGCGGCAACGCCTTCCCCTTCGGCGTCGAATACACGCAGCGCGTCGTCGGCACCGTCGTCGACGGCATCTGGGGCGAAAACTCCGAGGCCGCACACGACCGAACAGTTGGCCACGTCCAGGCCGCAGTCGGCGCATATCAGGATGAAATCTACGGCGCGGCGACCAACGCCGCCGTCAACATCGCGCTTGCGGGCGCGGAGACAGCGTGAAAGGAAACCGAAGTGAATCAGAGTGACATTCTGCTGGGCCTACAGTCCGATCCGTTCGTGACGTCGGTCCTGATCGGCGTTGTATGGCCGTTCATTCAGGCGGCGCTTGATCGCCCATACTGGACGCGCGAGCGCCGCGTGTGGCTGACGATCGGCGTGGCCGTCGTCGTGACGGCCGGCGTCTGGGTCTCCGGATCCTACCCGGCGACATGGAAGCTCATCGTCTCGCAGGCGACAGTATTCCTCGGTGTCGCGTGGACTGTATTCCAGGTACTCTCCAAGATCCGAATCGGCGGCGTGAGCATCATCGATTGGGCCGGAGCGCTAACGCCCGGCGGCGAGAGCATCGCTGACATCAAGGATGAGACTGAGGGGCGCAGTCAGGAGGACAGTGGTGCCGTGGGTGCAGCTTGATAACGTTGTCGTCGGAGCGCTGATTGGACTGGGCGGAATCGTCTGCGGCAATCTCATCAGCGGGTGGTCGCAGAGGCGCGTCGAGCACGAGCGCTCGCGTCTCGCAGAGCTGACTCTTGCGTTCGACTCGATGAAGACTGAGCTTGAGCGATTAACGCTAAAGGTCGATAGGCTTGAGAAGGATCTGGCGGCAGCAACGGCCGACCTTGATCAAACGCGAGCACGGTACCGAGCGGCGCTCGGCTGGGGCCATAAGCTCCAGCGCATCATCGAGGATCTTCTTCTGACTCTCCCGGAGGGGATGGCGCTTCCGCTGATCCCGGATCCGCCGAGCGAGATCATGTCCGACATCTGAGGAGGATACCAACGAGGCCCCGGCCACCGGAACAGCATTCCGGTGGCCGGGGCCTTTTGCTGTACCCAACTTGCACCCACCTAGGGCGCACATCGTTGCAATTACAACGATTAGCTGAGATCTGTGGAGATGGGGGGAATCGAACCCCCGTCCAATAGCCGACCCCGAATTCTTCTCCGAGCGCAGTCTACGAGTGTATTTCTCGGCCCCCGGCATCCGCGTAGACTCACCGCCGGATGGGCTCAGTTGATTGAGTGTCGGAGCCGCCCCACCAACATGGGCGGCACCCAGTGGCTCCCTAGACGACGCCAGACACCGGGCCGGAAGCAGCTCCCGGGCTGACGGACTAAAGGTTCAGGCTGCGATATCAGGCAGCGAGAACGTAGTCGGTGCGATTCTGTTCGGCACCTATTGGTTTGCACGCATCGTTAACGAGTTGAGCGCACATCCTCGGCTCGCTTCACTTCGATCGACGACCACTGTCGAAACCGATCATCCCCTCTTGAGTTTTCAACTCACCGACGCTCAGCCATTCCGCAGACCGTCGGACACACCAGTATATGGCACCCCTCCCCCGCCGTCAAGGGCGACAAGCAGGGACGCGCCCGCTCTCCCGCGAGTGGCGCGGGGAGGAGGGACACAGCTGTCGCTGGCCGGATCCCTCGCCGGAGAATCCGCGGCCCGAGGACGGGCCGGTCC